ACCAGGCACGGATGTCCTTGACCTGACCCTCCGTCAGCTTCGAACCGACGTGAGTTGAGCCGCGTTTACGTACACCGCGGCCCCGCAGCTCCCGTTCACGATGGTTGTCGGCTGCCGTCCCGAAGCTCAGGTGAGCAGGATTCAAGCAGGGCGGATTGTCGCAGGAATGCAGGATTTGCTTTTCCTTTGGCAACTCACCGACGAACTGCGTATACGTCCAACGGGTTGCGCGAACGTAGTGGCCTCTCCCGGACGACGTGTAAGTGCCGTCCCAGAATATTCCGTATCCGTCGGGGTCCTTGCCGCCTGTCCAAGGCCAGCAGGCGTTTAATCCCGCTGTCTTGTCGACTTTTTCGAGATAGCGATCCATAGTGGATCGTCTGGATTGCGGCATCTTCGCTGCCCCTTCGTTGTCGGTCCCTATAACTACACAAAGTATAGCTGTAGGGACCGACAGACAAACGAAGACTATTACGGGAGTGTGCGTTTCCGCTGCTAGAAGGTCGCCGTCCCTTTTGTTGCGACCGCAAACGCGTTAGGTGAACCCATCACAAAGCCATAATACGCTTCCACTAGGAGCAACGTGAGGTTCTCCTGAAATGCGCTGTGCCAGTTGGTTCCATCGAAGTAGTTCGCTTCGGTGGACACTTTGAAGGTGATGTCCATGCCGACGCCGTAGGCGGCTTGTGACCAGTCGCCGGCGACTGCGCGGATGGTGGAGTCGATGCCGCCCTGGCCGGAGGGGACGACGCCGACCTTCGGGTTGGTGCCACCAGTAAACGCGGTGGCGGCGATGGTGATGGGCGCCGATTCTGGTGCCACGTTCGAGGTGATCGCGGGGAATGTCACGGTGTATGGGCCGCCTGCCGATCCGGAGACGGTGACGGTGGAGAAGATGCCGCCCCACGCCTGAATGCCGGTTTGCACAGTCGCGGCCGCGGCGTTGAAGTTCACCACGAGTGTTGCCGGGGTCCATGTTCCCGTCGAGTTCACGCTCGCGCCCGAGGCGATGGTGAATGTGCCGCCCGTTGGGGTGCCAGAGACGGTGATGGTCTGCACCGCGTCGCCTGCACGCCAGTACCGTCCGGACACGCCCTTGTTGAAGAAGGCGGGCCAGCCAAGCAGGTTGTTCTGGGCGATACCCGCCGTGTCTGTGGCGAGTTCGGTGCCGAGCAGCGGACGGCCGAGGGTATCGGTCTGCAGCATCGCATCGACACGCAGCCGCGGATCAGCGGCCCAGCCGGTCATGTCGTAGTTGTTGTCCACGACCTTGCCGACCGTGTTGACGAGGTCGGTGTAGATGCCGCCCGTAGCCTGCGTAGCGGTGCCGAGTGCGATGGTGTTGGGGGTTAACGCCAGGTAGTCGGCGAACGGTCCGGCGCCGCCGGTGCGGATCGACTTGCCTGCGATCGCCGCATAGTCGAACGCCCGCGACAAGGCTGTTGGAAGGTCTTGCTGCAGTTGCTCGTACAGGCCGCCCGGGTTGGACATCACGACCTCGTCGGACACGGGGACCAGCAGGGCGACTTTCTTGCCGGACATCAGCTTGACGCCGACGCCGACCTGGGAGCCCGGCTTGACGCCGCCCTCAGCGACCCAGTCGGCCACGGGGACGTCCATCGGGACCGGGATCGCGGTCTGCGCTGACACCGACAGTGGCACTCGTCGGGCCAGGGACATGACGGCGGACTGTTCGACGGCCTTGTTGAAGATCGGGCCGGTGATCGTTGGGGGGAGCAGGACTGTCGATGCATTAGACAGCGCGGTGGGGTTAATAGCCATCTCTGGTTACCTTTTCCTGGTTTAGCGGGTGGGGTTATCCCCGCCGCGCGTTTCTGATGAGTTCGGCGAATTGTGTTGCGGGGTCGCCTGTCCCGGTTGTTACCGTGCGCCCCTCGCCCGGCACTTGGCCCGGCTTGCGGGGTTCTGGCAGTAGGGCTTTCAGCGATGCCGCGTGCGCCTCGAGTTCCTCAAGGTCGGAACCGCGTAGGACGTCGGCAGGGACGCCGGTCCGCTTAGACACGTCATCCTTGGCATCACGGATTGTCTGGGCAGATTGCAGCGCATAAGCGACGCCTTCTGCAGCCTCAGCGCGATCGAGCGCCTTCTGAAGCTCGGTCTTCTGCGATTCGACGAGGGCGTCGAATTGAGTAGCCTTGGGCTTCAAATCCTTGATGAGAGCTTTCTGCGCGGCGAACGCCTTCACTAGGGGGTGATCGGCTGGCAGCTGATCAGTTGGATCGGGCTGCGGTTCCTGCTGCTTCGGCTCTGCGGGCACCTTTTCGGCGACCTTGGCTGATTGAGCAGGTGGTGCTGGTTTTGGTGGTGCTGGTTGCTCCGGTGCCGTTTCGGTGACCTCGGCGGGTTGTGGATCAGACATGCGGCGGTACTCCCATTTCGGGTTAGCCCCGGCCATTTCGGTCAGGGAGGTCTAGAGGTTTTTCGCGATCCACTCGCGAACACGGGCACGATCAGCGGCCGTCGACGGCCGATCCGATGGCCTGTACGGACCCACCGGCAACGGCTGGCCGCCCCAAGCCGGAATCGCTTCGCAATAGCAGTGCTCGTGACATGCGAACGTCGACGATGCCTTTGTGAACACACTGCCTCGGGACGCGACCATCACACAGAACTTGCACGCGCCGGGCTGTGTGCGCCGCATCCATCCGCGGGCTTTCGGATCCTGATTGGCCGAAGTTGTCACTGTCAGATTGGCGGCGTTCACCAAACGCTTCTGCAGACCGCCCTCGGCGCGGTACTGCGCAGTGGCCATATCCAGGTCGACGGGTTGTGTATCAATGTGCAGGCTTTGCGCCGATTCGTCCTGGGTTGTGGTGAACCGCAGGCCACCTCGCCTCGGTGCGGGTGATATAGGGGGGGTTGGAGTGCCGGGCTGCTTTGGCTGCAATGGTTCTGCAGCCCAGCCGGCCAGCGCTTCAGCGCCCAAGTTGTCGAGTGGCGGCGCGATCGCCGTGAAATGGCCCGATATGCCTTGCGCCTGGCGCAGTTCGTCGTACCAGTCCGCCGCCACCGACGATGACGCTGTCCCCCATTTGTTGACAAGAGCGGGAAGTACGTCCATGAGCGCCGGGCCGATATCTGGGGGGTTCAGCGCCCACACTGGATCCAACTCTGTGATCGCAGACGTTGTTACAGTCACCAGCGCCGTGTTTAGCGGCGGTGGACTATTGTCCGACGACGTTGCCATTATTTGGTGGCTGCGAACCCTGCGCTAATGAGGCGCTGACAGCTGCTTGTTCGGGTTGATTCTTCGCATACTGCGCACCTCCGCGGGTCGTCAACGCTTTGAGGATCAGCTGGCCTTCAGCCCGGCGCTTCTGCGACATGGCGCGGGCGATCTGCTGCTCATCAAGCCCTAGTAGTTCGAGCCCGACATCTGTTTCGGCGAGCCACGGCACCGCTGTGAGCTGCTTCAGGCCGGCGTCGGCCTGCTGCGCCCGCGACAGGTAGATCGGGTTCCGCCACTTCGGGGTGATCGTCGCCCATTCCTTGGGGATTTCGGTCAACCCGTTCTTCATCGCCAACGCCCGACACATCGCACGCTGCAACGCCCTCTTGTAACCCTTTGTCGTATTTTCAGCTTCCGCGATCAGGTCTTCACGGGACGCGACGTACGAATCTGACGATGTCGGGTTCGACATGTCCGACACACCAAGCGATGTCAACGGGATCGATGTCTCCCCGGAGAACAACTGCGCCTGCTGCTTCAGCTGGTCGATGTGCGGCTGCGGAGACGACGCCTGAAACTGCTTTATCTCCGCCCGGGGCACCTCAGCCTCGTCATCGTCAGGGATCGCTTTAATGCGCCCCAACATGACCTGCCACACCGCTTTCTGGGTTCCATCGGCATTCTTGAAGATCGACTCATCGGCACCCAGAAGCCACATTTCGGGGAAGCTGTAGATGTCTGCGTGGCCTTCCATGCGGATCACCGTCCGCAATGCCTGATCATGCAACGACATCACCGTGCGCGAAATCCGTGATGCTCCGAACGGTCGATCGGTGCGGTACTGATACGGCATCGGCTCCGCGGGCACACCCCATGGATGCTGGGTCCGCTCAATCGACCAACCTAGGTCGTCGCGGGTCGCGGAGATCGTCTCCCCATCCAAGTACAAGGCCAGTCCGGTGATGGATCCGGTCACGTCGCGGCTGGTGATCGACAGCACGTTGCTCAGCCGGCGTGCGCGCGCATCCCACGTTCCTGTCGCGTTCGCTGCGGACTTCACGTGAATCGACCCTGCCGGCTCGCCCACGTTCGGGTTACCCACCGTGTTGATGAGGAACGAAACGCCGTGAATCAGCGACTGCCTTGTCCCTGAGTCGATCTCCACGTCTAGATAGTTGCCGTCGAAGACGTCGTGTAATCCCAACGAGTTCAGGTCACCGTCCGGCCACACGAACCCGTCCAGGTTGCAGCGGTTCGCCAACGTGTCAACAGCTTTCGCCGACCAGCCGAGGACAACCCCCAGCTTGTAGTACTGCGGCGGGATGATCGTCCCCACCTGATTGATAGCCCGGCGACCGTCGTAGTACGAGTTCCGCAGAAAATTCCGTATCTGCTTGAACTCCAGCACTTGTAGCAGCCGTGTCAGCAACGCTTGCTCATCATCGGAAAGGCCCGGGATCGGGATGCCCGGGAGGGATACTGGACTAGACACCGTTCCCCTCTCCGCTCCTACATGACGATGGCGTTACGACGACCGTTGCCTGTTCTCTTCTTGCGAAGTTTCCCGCTGTTCAACGCGATACGAGCGCCTAAGACCGAGCCGACCATGCACACCGCCAAATCGATGTGGTTGCTCGAATCACGCGTCACCTTGGAAAGCGAAGTGCCCCAATTATTGGGGCGTTCTTTCGCGTTGTGCACATGGGTGCGCAGGATCGGATGCCCGTCGTGCCGAAAGGCTAGGGTGCCGCGGTCTTCTTCATTTATCCAGTCCTGCACCATCTCAGCAGCCTCGGTGAACTGCTGGTTACGTGCGGTCCCGCCGCGTTGCGATAAGCGCATATCGAACAGCACCGCATTGCCCAGCGTCTCCCCGGGTGTGGCCCACACCGCCAACTTGTTGCGGTAGCCCCTGTGCAACCCGTCGATCATCGGCCGCCAATACAGCGCCTCGGTCTCATCATCCTTAGCGGGGGATGGATCGATCCCGAACCACACCACGTCATAGCGATCGAGCGTGGCGCGTGCTGCGGCATCGACTTCGGCGCGGGGCGCTAACCACGGCTTGGCTTGTGGCCAGCCGTGCGGGCGTTGCCACACGTTGATGACGAACGAGAACATGTCGTCCAGACGTGTCGCTACCAGACCGGTCGCGTCACCCGACTTCGAGCAGTCCAGGAATAGCGCGACCCTGTCTTTGTCGCTGACGATCTTCTGTTCCGCTAAGGCGTCGAATCGGTCCGGGTCGATCCACGCATCCTCTTCAGTAGCTAAACCGTTGAGGTAGAAGCGGATCGAATCAGCCACCGGGGTTTGATCGTCGGCCATCTCGTCGGACTTGCGCTCGATATCATTCCAGTCGGCATCGAGGTATGCCTGCCGCAGCCCGCGGTGTCGCCCCTCCTCTGTGAGGATGTCGAACGGGGGCGCTGCCTCGATTGAGTGGTAGAGGATGTCCTTCTTGCCGCGATAGCCCGGAGCCTGCTGCTTCTGCCAGGACTTGAATGCCTTCTCACCCTCGGTGTCGCTGCCCTGACGGTGCGCGTTGGTGTACTCACACATGCGGGCCTGAATGTAGGACGTGGTTTTGCCGACATTACGCCGACCCATATTCGCGACCTTGGCGCCGCCGTTGGATTTCGACATGTGATGGGACTCGTTGAGCGCCACGAACGTCGCTGGGTCACCCTCACCTGATTCCTCAGCCGCTGGCGGGATCTCAAACCGGCCGCCGCCATCCTTGATGATCGTCCGCGTCTCGCCGCAGTCCAGCTGGTAATACTCACGGGCGGCTGCCCCCCACATACCGTTCGCAACGCGCAGCACATCCTTGGATTGCTCCTGCGAGTTCGACATCACCTGTACGAGCGGGAAACCACGCCTGCGGCCGACCGGGCGCCCAGTCTTCTCATCCCAGTCATACAGTTCGACCGGTCCAACAAACTCGCAGTCGCACATCGCGGCGGCAGCGGGATCTTTCCCACTGCCCTTTGCGCCGCGCATGATCCCCCGCCTGTAGGTGAAGCGCCCATCGGGGTTGACGTGGTACCACAGGATTAAGAATCGGCGTTGGAAGCGCGTCCACCGCCAATCCGTACCAAACTGGTAGTGAATCAGGCCCGGCTCATCGGTGCGGCCCTCTGACCAGTCGATAATGGCCGGCCCCAAGCTATTGAGCGCGATGTGCTCGCGCTCATCGGGATCGTCCGGCCACGGCAGCGTCCACCATGCCCCGGTCGCCTCGTCGATCCGGTAACCGGGAAGTAGAAGCTCAGAGGTCGCGGTAGTCGGCAAGGTTGGTCACCCCTGCGGCACCCTTCGCCTCGCGCTGCTTGGGCTCGATGTAGCGGATCCGTAGATCGCGCAGGAAGTCACCCGTTGTACCCAGCACGCGCTCGCGGTTACGAAGCTCCGTTGCCCATTTCGTCTCGCCGTCGTGCATGAGCGCGGCGATCTCGATCGAGTCGATCGCGAAATCCCATTCAGCCGGACCCCACAGCATGCAGTGCGGCATCGCGGACCACGCTTTCCACTTCGCCCGTGTCCGCGGATCCCACATGCGGCCATTCGTGCGCCGCGTCGGCAGTTTTGGCCCGGTCTTGAACGGGATCCGTTCGACCTCAGTCCACTCATGGACCGGTTTGTTGCGGTTGATTGCCTGCCCTTGAGGCTTGGGCTTCCGACCTGCAGGAGGCATGCAATCACCACCTCCTAAACGGTTTGAGTTTCATGCGAACAGGCACACGCT